CCCGTCGCAAATGGTGCGCGGATAGGCCGATGTGCAAAGACGGACAAGATGAATGCGGCTCACATTGCACGGCGAGCACGCGCAGCACCCCGGACACGGGCGCAGCGTTTCCCCAATGCGTATCGAGGTGCGAAAATCATGCACCGCAGTACGCACACCCATCGCATCTTGGCGAGCGGCCCGCTTCCGCGCCCCCTGTGTCATTCCGACGAGGGAGCGGGTGGTGAAGGGCTTGGGAGGAAGCGGCAACGGATCGCGGCCCCACCACTGGACCAGGATCATCTTGCGAGCCTTGCCGCCATTGGTCTTGCGAGCACGCTTGCGGACCACAGCCGGACCTCTTTGGCGAAAACGCCGATTCATCTTGCGGAATCGTCTTCGTCCTGTCGGGCTCATCGGTGTCTCCATTCAGCAAGCGCGGTTGATGACCCGGCCTGGTGTGATTGCCAGGCCTCCACAAGGGCCCGCAGCTCGGGGTAGCGGTCGGAGTCGGACCGGCCTCCCTCGCATGCTTGACGCTCTCGCACAAGTTCGCCAAGCTTGCGATATAGCCAGCGGGTGCCGTTCCAACGGCGGACCTGACCGCAGCGTGAGCAAATCTGTTGGTGCGTCGATTTGTGACGCCATGTGTGATGCGAGCGCATTACGGCACCTCCGACAGCATCTTGCGGGTGACTCTCTCTGTCACGTCGAAGTCGTCCGCAGCAGAGCTCCCGCTGTACCGAGCGCTTCCGATCGCAGCCCGGCCCCGTGTATCCCACTCGATGGCGCGGCTCAGGCAGTCCGACAGATTGCGCGCCAGATACCGCCACGGGCTTTGGTTCTTCTCACGCAACCAACGCAGCCCACCGGCTGCAATCCAATCGCCCACAGTGGGAAGGGCGTGGGTATCCTCCGCTCCTAGCTCGCGGAAGGCCGCAAAGATCGTGCTCTCCTCTCCCGAAGGTAGGCCAGACGATAAGATCGTCGGTCGAAGACAGAGTTCTGACCCTGCGCGCTTTCGTAGCTCGTTCCAGACTTCGAGAAAGACGGCGCGGGGCCGCTGCGGAAGCTCTCCAGAAACCGTGCCAACGGTAGCTGATGGGTCGCGGGTCGGTCCGCTTGGTCGTGCCGATAGCCCACCATGTAGGGCGACGAGGTTTCCACGCTGCGAACCCATGCGGTTTCCCAGCGATCCGCCCAATTGATTTTCGACTGCGGCAGTAGGTCCATCGGTTTGACCCGCTTCCGGTGAAACACTTCCCCCACCTGGGGGCTTTCGTTGTCCATCTGACATCTCCCGGCCCTCCTGTGGGCGTTGTGATGGAGCAGATAGAGAAACCCCTTCCCAAGCGCTCAAAGCGCCTGAAGAGTACGAGTTACAGAGAAGAGTGTTTCTTCTCTCTGTATTCTCTCCGTATTCTCTGATCTGATCCGAATTACTCAGCACTTTTTGAGACTGTCCGACCACTGATTTTGAGACTGTAGCCAATCGTTTTGAGACCGCGATAAGACCAGCGGAAACCAGGGCCGCGTGCATCCGGTAGGCGCTGGCCTTGCTCAACGAACCACGCGCCCCGCGCACCATCCGGCCCGCTTCGACCACTTCGAGCGCGCTCCGGCTCTGCACACACCAGTAGGCGAGCTGCGCGGGCTTGCAGGTCCGCCACACAGCAGCCGGGACAAAGACCGAGTTCATCGGCTTCGCGGGGCACTTCGGCCCGGCTGAGTAAATCGCAGTCGTCCGCTCGCGATCGGTGCGCACCAAGAACCCCTCACGCATGAGGAGTGCCAGCGCAGCCGATACCGACCGCTGCGACATCGGAACGCCATCGCCCGCGAGCGTCTGCACGCTGGCAAAACACCGCCCGTGTCTCCCCCTCCACAGCACGCGGCACAGCACAGAGAGCGCCGCCGGGCTCTGCTTGCACAGCTCCCGGATGGCGCTCTCCGTAAGTCGTATGTCGTCAGCACTCCGCAACCGTTCTCGCATCAGTCGTCTTCTTCTGATTCTTCGCCGTCGCCGTAGCCGTCGCCGGAGCCGTCGCCGGAGCCGGAGCGCTGGTTCAATCCGCGCAACCTGCCCGGCATGAGGAGGACACTAAGCGAGCGCGGCTTGTGCTGTCAATAGTTAAAAATGTGATATCAAAATAGTATGGCTTACCGAGACGGGCGTCACGCCAAGAACCGGGCCGCGATACACCTTCGCAGCTCGGCCCACCGCGCCCAACGCGGGTCGCTGGGTCCGAGGCGGGGACGCCGCAACCAAGACAGAGCCCGCTGGGCGATGAGGTTTGCCGCCATGTCGTCGGCGCTCACTCCGCTATCGAGCGCGCACAGCACCCACAGCGAGAACAGGCGCTTGCGTGCGTGGCGGTCAAGGCTTGGTCGGGGCATGCGCCAAGACTCGCGAAACTGCACAACCTGCGATAGCTGCAAAGCCGCAGGAAAAACGATTGCACATAATCCTTGCATCGCAGGGAAAACACAGGAAAAGTCCGCACATGCAGCAGGTTGACGACTTTGGCCAAACCCTGCGAGCGGCCCGCGAAAGGGCAGGGCTCAGCTTGCAGGAACTCGCGGACCACGCGGGCGTGACGATGCGCACAATCGGCAACATCGAACGCGGCTCGCACCGACCGACAAGAGACACAGTGCGAAGACTCCTCGGAGTGGCGATGCTCGGACTCGGCGAACAGACCACGCAGCCCGAGCGGAGCGGCTACACCCCGACCTATGCACCGCTTCGACAGGTCGAAGAACTCGTCACGTTCTTTCGAGGTCGCGGAGGAACTGTTGACCAGTCGTGGCTCTACATAGAGCCCCAAGCGGCGCTCGACTGGCTCCGCTACTGCGATGACGCCAGCTACGTCACCAACTACCGCGACCGGGTTCCGCTTGACCAAATCGCACACGCGGTCGCTCAATCCGTCCGCCCGTGGTCAGTCGATGTCGTCGCACTCGGCAGCGGTGACGGCCGAACTGAAACCCGGCTGGTGAGCCACTTGCTGACCGAGACAGGGAAGACGGTGAACCTTGATCTCCTTGATTGTAGCCATCACCTGCTGATGACCGCGTTTCGCAACGCGACCGAGGCGCTAGCTCGTCACGGCGTCAAGGTCCATCCGATCCACGGCGACTTCTACGGCTTGCTTGGGTACGAGCTGCTCACGTTCCGCGCCGAAAGCGACAATCGCCGGCGGCTTTGGACCATGCTCGGCCACACCACAGGCAACCTTCGCGACGAGATGCAGTTCTTTCGCGACCTCGCCTCGATCTCTTGCGTCGGCGATCTCATCGCCATCGACTTTCAGATCGTGCGGGCTCCAGCGGATGACGAAGCCGCAGTCAGAGCTTCCGACAAGCTACTAGACGTCAAGATCCCCGATCTGCTGCGGGCCTGGCTGTCCGGCCCACTCCGGCGCAACGTGGGATCCACTGATCCTTGGATTTACCCAAACTTGATACAGCGCTGCCCGGTTCCCGGATCCTATGCAGTCGGAATAAACGCTACGGTGAAAGTCGCGGGCCGAAGTCAGCACTACCACCTTGCCCGCTTCAAGCGCTACGACCCCGTCCAGCTCGCCGCTTCACTGGCAAGCGTCGGATGGTCCACCGTGGCACAGTACCGCTACGGCCCAGACCCGCAGCTCTGCGGCGTCCTGGTCGCGGAAAAGAGGTGACGAAGATGACGACGTTCTACAACGGAGACAGCAGGCCGACGCCAACCGTCGAACAAATGACCGATGGCATCAAAAAGGCGCGTCAGCTTCTTGAGGGGATGGATCGAGTACGTTGGGAGACGTTGGCCGAAGAGTCGAAGCACCGGCGGTTGACCATGGATGAGATGCGCGAACTGTTTGAAATCATCGAACGGTTCAGATCGAGGCGGTGACGATGCCAGCAGCGCGAAGTCGAGAGCCAAAGAAGCCACCGAAGGCGAACAAGCACGACGTTCCTTTGACCAAGGAGCAGTCGGATCTTGCAGCTCGGTGGATGCCGCTTCTGCACGGCATCGTTGCCAAGCACGCCCGGGATCGCGGCGATCGTAACGAGCTGACCAGCCGACTTCAGCAGGCTCTGCTACGAGCCGCCCGAACCTACGACCCGGAGAAGGGATACACGTTCCGGGCCTACGCGACGCAGATCATGAAGAACGCGGTAATCGACGAGCGCCGAGCGCTTACGAGGCGTCGCGAGGTCGTAGGGCTCGACGATTGGAAGATCGAGCGCATCGCGAACGAAGATCACCAGCCAAGCACTGCGCGTGTAGAAACCCAGGATTCGACCGTCCCAAGCGTCCCGGAGCGTCCCTCAAACGCGGTCGAAAAAGCAGCAACCATCGTCGCCACACCCGAGCAAACCGCGCTTGCCATGTTGCGGGAAGATGCGACCTATCACGAGGTTGCGCAAGCCACCGGCCTGAAGCGTTGGCGCATCGAACGCCTCGCCAAGTCCGCCAAGATCGTGCGCGTCCAGGGCCCAAGGTCGCGGCTCACTACTCAACTCGCAAGGGCCAACCTGACCAGGAAGCAGCTGCAAGAGGCTACCGGGTTGAGCAAGGCGAGCATCATCAGCCGGTTGCGCACGATTTATCGGTTGAGGTTTGCCAAGAGAACTCGAAAAAACTGGCAGCGACGGCATTATCGGCCATCGCGGGCAGTTACGTATATTTTGCATAACATGCGAAACCCTATCCAAAAGCCGATCGGGGGCAGACCTCCGGCCATCCCGGAAGACTTGTGGCCCGAGTTGCGGCAGCGACAGCTAGACGGAGCCAGGCAGCAAGATCTTGTGCGTTGGCTAAGCACCAAGGGAGTCGTGGCCAGCCAAGCGGCAGTGAGCCGGACGTTGGAGCGGTGCGCAGCGGTAGCTCCTGTGGAGCCATCGCGAGCCCAGCGCATCATGGAAGCAGCCGAGCAGATGCCGCCCGCGACCGACGAGGAGGACGTTACGAACCTCCGCAAGCAGCTTCGCCGGGACGCATTCGAGGGGATGGACTGGAAAGAGCGACACTCGGCAGCGCGGCTGCTGCTTCAGATCATCGACCTGAAGAACAAGAAGGCCCCGCAGCAGGTCGAAGCGGTCGTGGTGTCCGAGTCGCCATCCGCGAACGAAGAAGAACAGGCGCGGGCGTACCTGGCAATTCAGAGAGGGGCGCAGGCATGATTACAAAAGACAGGACGGACAACGCAGATGAACATGTGATGGGCAATCAGTGACCGCAGCCCCACCACCGCACGTCCTCGCCAGGTACGACTTCGAGAGCTACTGCGCGTACATGCAGCCGGGCTACATCAAAGCCCGGCACACGCGATACTTGTGTCACAAGCTAGACGAGGTAGCGGCAGGCCGAATCAAGCGGCTCATCGTGTGTATGCCTCCGCGCCATTCCAAGAGCTGGCACATATCGCGATTATTTCCAGCATATTACCTTGGTAAATATCCACATAGGCAGGTCATTGGAGCCACTCACTCGGGCAGTTTGGCGACTGACTTCGGGCGCGACGTGCGCGACTTTATCGAGGATGAGCAGTCGCAGCTTGTGTTTCCCGGTGTCAGATGCAAGCAGGATTCCAAGGCCGCGAACAAGTTCCACGTCGAGCGGAAAGGCTCCAAGCACCGTGGGGTCTACGTCACAGCGACCCGCACCGGGCGGAAGTCAGGACGCGGCGCGGATTTGCTACTGGTCGACGATCTTCTCGACGAGATGGAAACCTACAGCCCGGCGGCGATTCAGCAGGCACAGCGAGCCCTCCGAGGACTTCGCACACGCCTGCAAAAAAACGCGGCGATCGTGCTGCTGATGAATCGAACCGGCGAGGACGATCCAATCGCCTATGCTCTCGAAAACTTCAAACACGAGGGATGGGAAGTCGTGTCGTTTCAGGCCATCGCAGAGCAAGACGAGAGGTACGAGATGCCAGGCGGCGAGGTATGGGAGCGGAAGGCTGGGGAAGCGCTGTGGCCAGAGATGTTTTCTCTCGAAGCGCTCGAAGCGCTGCGCACCGGAATGCCCATCCACGAATGGAGCGCCAAGTATCAGCAGCGCCCGATCCCCATTGGGGCCAAGCTGGTCGATGAAGCGTGGTTTGAGGATCGGCGATACGACGACGATCCCGAAGACATCTTGCGCGACGCACTCCGCATCATCACGACCGAGGACACCAGTAAAGGAACAGCCACCGGAGCGCGCACCGCGATTGGGCTCATCGCCGAGACAAAGCGCGGCGCGTTTCTCCTGCGGGTGTGGGCCGAGCGCTGGCAGATGCCGCAGATCATCGAGAAGTCCAAAGAGGCAGCCGTTGCGGGCAACCCTCACATGGTCCTGATCGAGGACAAGAGCACGGGCGAGAGTTTGATCCAACTGCTACGAGCCGAGCAGGCCGGAGCGGTCAGGCCCCAAGACGGTCAGGTGCGGTGGCGCTGGCCCATCGAGCCCATCCGTCCCGTACAAGACAAGGTGGTGCGCTTCGCAGCGTCCACACCAGCGATGAAAAACGGCGAGTTGTGGCTACCGAGCAGACAAAACCGCCACACTCGCGACTGGCTACCCAAGTTTGAGGCCGAGCTGTTCCGCTACCCGAACACCGACCAGCGCGACCAGGGCGACATGATTAGCCAGTTTCTAAACTGGCGACGAGAGAACCCACTTGAAGGCATGAAGTCGCTCACTGGCTTTGGCAAGATGAGCGAGGAGCTATCGAACGCCTACGACCAAGACGATGTCGCGGCTTGGTAGCACCGTCTGAGATGTGGCTTCGAGCGTAGATTCTGTGTGAGCTTTCTAACGAGCATTGCCACTTCCGCCCGCACTCTAGCGACGAGAGCACAGATTGCGTACGAAACGCTTTCCTACCTTGCGTCGGAGCGCCATCCCGAGTCGTTCGTCGATGTGAAGGAGTCGCAGCAAGAGCCTTGCTGGGGCTGGACGATGCCAATCCTCCAAGCCAAGCTGCAAGACTTCTGCTCGGGAGACATCGGAGCGGGGCAAGAGATCTACCACGCGATGATGCGCGACCCTTTGATTTCGCACGGAGTCGAGACGAGAGCGGAGATGCTTGTGCAGATCCCGAAGCGGTGGGAAAAGCCCGAGCTGTGCCCCGCGTGGTACTTCGATCTTTGGGTCGAAAACTACCACCGACGGGTGATGACCGCTTCGCATATGATCCAACAGGGTCAGCGTCGCTTGCTTATCGGAGTGACCCCAGACAACGTCACATGGTCGCCAGATCAGAGCGGAACGATGTGGCTTCCGACGCTGCACACAAAGGAGCCCGGCAATCTGTCGTGGGACACCGAGTGCCAGCACTACACGTTCTCAGGTCGTGACGGAACATGCCCAGTCTACGACGACGCAGAGCGATGGATGTTGTGGAAGCGCGCTGAGATGCGGCCCCATCTAGCCGGTCTGCTCATCCCGCTGTCCATCGTGTGGCTAACCAAGCAAGAGGCCGTTAGAGGTTGGCCGAGCCACAACCGCAGCCACACCAAGCCGCAGCGAGCACTGAAGGTTCCCGCGAATCAGGCCGAGTCCGAGGACACCAAGAAGCTCGTACAGCAGGCGCAGAGCCTTCTGAACGGCGGCGTCCTGGTGCTGCCTCAGTACGCGAAGGATCTGCCGAGCTTTGATTTCTCGCTGATCGAGGCCCGCGCAGACACTTATAAGACCTTCGGGGAGCTGATCAAGCTGTGTGACCAGTACTTCACCCTTGTGCTTCTCGGAGTCACCGAAAACACCCAGGGCGGCAGCGCGTCAGACGCAAAGGCCAAGACCCAAGACCGCCTCATGATGCGCAAGATCAAGTCGGATGCGCGTCAGACGGCAGAGATTGAGTACGAGCTGAGCCAGCGCGCTGCGCAGTACAATCGCATCGATCCGCGCTTTGCTCCGATACCCATCTACGACGCGGACCCTCCCGACGATCAAAACGAGGCAGCGGATCGCAACGCGAAGAAAGCGCAGTCGGGAAAGGACATCGGCGCGCTCATCGAAAAACTCGACGCGCACAACGAAAAGCAAGGCGCGATCAAAATCGAGTACGAGCCGGATTACCTGGCCGAGCAGGTTGGATTACTGCTCACACGCAAGCAGGACGGCCACCAGAGCCGCGCACGGTGATTTAGGCGGCGCGTATACTTCACGTGCCCAAAACGGCCGTAATCAAGGTCTACGACGAAATCGGAGGGTGGGGTCTATCCTTCGCCGATTTCGAGCGTCAGCTTTCGCAGGCAACGGCAGACGTAGAGCTGCGCATCCATAGTCCAGGCGGCGACGCTTGGGATGGCATGGCGATGGCAAGCGCGATCCGCTCCTACGACCGGGGCAAGGTCGTTTGCATCACTGAGGGGCTATGTGCCTCCGCTGCGGGATTCCTGGCGGCTGCTTCCGACGAGCGAGTGATGCACGCGCAGAGTCTGTTCATGATCCACGAGGCGTCGTGCTTTGCCTTTGGTCGCAAAGCCGACCTTCTTGACGCAGCGGGCCGTCTTGACGACGTAAACAAACTCCAAGCTGAGTCATTCGCCAAGCTGACCGGGAAGCCGCTCGACGAGATCATGATGCTGCTTGCGGCGGAGACTTGGTACACGCCAGCCGCCGCCAAGCAAGCCGGGTTTGTCGACAGGATTATCGACATCCCGGCCCGCGTCGACCCCAAGACGATGGCGCAGTACGTGGCCCGATTTCGCAACGCTCCCGAGGAGTGGGCGCAGCGAGTGGCCCCATTCAGGGCGGCGGCCTCTGTGTCTCCCTGGCAGCACAAACGAATTTCTGCTCTCTCGGAGCCAACGCCGAAGAGGGCTCAACAACAGACGAGGACGACGATGCAGAGCAAGAAAGATCTAATCGGCATCATGGCGGCGGCACTCGCGCTGGCCATGATCACCGCGCAGGAAGCTTCCGCGCATGCCGACGAGGAAGTGCGTAAGCTGGCCGGTGATCTGCTGGACGATGACGTGTTGCCAAAGGCTGTCAATCTGGTCATGCCAATGGCACAGGCAGAAAAGGTCGACGAGGAAGCCCAGACCACTGCGAAAGCGCTGATCCCGGTCTACTCCGCTGCCAAGAAGATCACGGGACAGCAGCGCGGCCTAGTCGGCGCGCTCGAAGCCCTGAAGCGCAACGCCGATGGTCGTCATACGGCCAGCGTTGCGTCCCAGTGCGACGCACTGATCAAGGACGGTGTCGCCGCGACCAAGTTCCTTCCCACGGAAGGCGAGGAGTACAAGGCCGCTGTGATTCGCGGGGAGCGGACGATCGAGGACATGGAATCCTGGGTCAAGTCCTGCATTCCGCGTGGCAAGGGCTCGTCGCAGCAGGTGCAAGAGAAGCCTGTTGTTCCGAAGAACCCCAGCGCCAAGACCGAAGACGACGACGATGATTCCGAGTACGCAGCCGCTGCGACCGCCGGAAAGATCAAGGGGGCCATCTAGCAATGTCTGCCGCAACTCAACAGCGACGCATCACCCCGATGGGCGACACCCTTCGCGAGATGCCAGGTCTTTCCAAGGTTCTTCGCGGCCTTGTCTATCACCGGGGCTGCGTGCTTGTCGGTCATGGCGATCGGCAAATGCCGTACCCAACCGGCGACTACAACAGCGCCGCGCTCCTAGCCGATGGTGGCCCGCTTCAGATTGCCGGAGCTGATGCCAACGGCGGACTGCGCGCCATCGCCAAGCAGCCGAACGTCCGTGTTTCGATCGTCAACGGAGCCTCGCTTGCAATCGTGGTCGGAGATCCCGGCCCCGACATCCTGATTGCGGTGACGTGCCCCGTGGCTTCGACAACTGCCACCGCGCTAGCCACTGCGCTGAACGACAACGCCCAAGTCGCTCAGCTTGCGAGTTTCACGTTTACCGGCACGGGTGCGGGTTTCGTGCTTGCGTTCGCCGCTGCAACCATCCCATGGGTGCGCGTTCTTGGCCTCGCGTCGGGTCCGTTCGATTCCAGCGCATGGCCTCCGGGAACCGATGAGCCGTGCGATCCGAACGCGGTGGGCGTGACTGCATTTGTCGGCGAGCTGGGCTTGGAGATGGACGACTCCGCCCCGCCAGCCGCTGGACAGATCTGCTACCTGATTGACAACCAAACCGTTTCCGCCAACTTCGCCGCGCTGGCTCTGCCGCTGTGCTGCGTCGAAGTCCGCGATGGTCAAGCGATGTGCCGACTGCCCCACAAGGCGGCGGCGTAAGGAGCCCGGCAAATGCCGATTACTGGTCTGTCTACTGGCAACCTTGATCAGCGCTTCAACGGCGCTGTCACAAAGTTGGAAAAAGCGTGGGGCCGGCTCGGCTTCACAATGTTCGAGAAGACCCTGATTGACGAGCTGGCCATGGTCGCGGCCAACGATCGCTCTGCGCTGCTTCAGTGGGGCATTCAGGTCGATGGCTCTTCGTACAAGATCGTTCCGCTGAACGCAGAGACGAAGTACAGCGAGAACCCGCCTCGGATCATCGCCGAGGCCGGTTACAAGCGCATGGACCTGTGGGCCATTGAGTGGTCGCAGTTGGCTGACGATCTGAGCCGCGAGACGACGGTTGCCTCCATGCCCGAGATGGCTGGAAAGCCCAACGTCGCCGTGATGCTCGAAGCGATGAAGCTGCTCGCAACCGGAGAGAGCGCCGTCTGTCGCTACGACGGAAAGGCATTTTTCCACGCGCAGCACCTGATCGATCCCTTCGGGAAGGATGTTGCGGCGAATCAGTTTGCGAACCTGATCACGCAGCCGCTGACGAGCGACGGTTACAACATCGTCACTAACACGATCCGTCAGCGTCCCGATCCCGGCTCGGATAAGTCCAAGGGCATCCTGTACCTGCCGAACCGTGGTCTGTCGGGCCGCAACATGACGATCTATGTCGGAGACGACGCCACGGCAGCGGCGCTCGGAAAGATCTTCGACCCGGCCAGCATCTACAATCCGGGCCTGAACTTCGCCAGCGAGACGCGCCGCGTCTACACCCAGGCGACCGTGCAACTGCTTCCCGAGATGGCTGCGGACTCCGCTTACACCGGGAATTACTGCTACATCCTGGTGAAGACCAACCCGACGCTCCGGCCTCTGTTTGTGCGCATTCCGCACGCTCCGAAAGTTGATCGTTCGATGGCCGGTTCGGATTCGGAGATTGACCGCAAGCTGTCGCGAGCCAACGGATACTGCACCCACGGTCAGGACTTCGGAGCGCCGCACGCGCTCTACAAGTGGAAGTTCGCCTAAGCGTCTGACAAGAGGCAAGCCCTATGCTGATTGAGGTTCGCTCGTCGCCACCGATTGTGACCGCTGCGCAGCTTCCAACCGCGCAGAAGCTCGGCTGCTTTTCGGCTGGCTATCTGAAGGTTCGGCTTGCCGTGTCAGGAGCCTCCGTCTCCGTCCGTCCGTACTACGAAAGGGATGGACGATGGTGGCCGCTCCGAGCGGATGCGATAGCGGGCGTCGGTATTGAGCCTGTGACTGCTGACCCAACAGTCAGAGGTGGCGTGGCCGAGGCTCTTTACGCATGCACGGGCGTCAGTTCGTTCGTGGTGCTGGTGGCTGAGTCGGGGCTTGCGTCAGATGTCGTGGCTGCCTATATGGAGATAGTAGAGCAGTAATGGGCGTCATCCTTGCTCCTAACGACGTTTTCCGCCTTGTAGCACCTCCGGCGATACTGTTTGGGGATGTGCAGCGCGGAATAAGCGGTATCGAGCCGGGGACGATTTCCTCGCTGACTCAGGCAGGGGCAGGTAGCGGCTCTGTTCGCGTTTCTGGCGTGAGCAGGGACGCATTCTCTGTGGTTCTGCGCTGCCGCATCGGTGGAGAGATCAACGTCTCGCAGGTCGCCAACCCCGGAGCTCTGCCCGAGTTTGACATCAGCACAGATGGCGGCGTGTCGTTTGGTCCGCTTCGCAGAGTGACAGACACCCTGGATGTGGCCTATATCGACGACGGCAAAACCGGGCTCCGGTTCACATTCGAGAATGGCACGGCCCCATCGTTTGTCGCAAGCACCACCTACGCTTTCAGCGTCGGAGCGTCTCCAGATGTTCTGAACTTTATTGAGGTGGTAGAAGCCCAAATCTTTGAGTCTGCCGCCGGGCGATACGACCCGCCAATCACCGCTGTTCCGGCGCACTGGAAAATGCACGCTGCGCAGCTTGTTATGTGGTCGCTGCTAAAAAAGATCGGCGTGTCCGAAGAGCGCGATGTTCGGGTGTACTACCCCAAAGACACCTACGACTGGCTAGAGCAGATTGCAGACGGTCGCAAAGCGGTCAAGGGCGCATCCCAAGGGGTCGTGGAAAAGGCACCGGGCACAAGCTTTGCCACCTTGGTTCCGTATGCTGCGGACCCCCTGATTCCTCCCATCTAGGAGCCTTCAACATGCGAAAGATCACAGCGCTCACAGCGCTTCTCGCGTTGAGCCTTTCTTTTTCTACGACTCACGCTGGGGACCGCTCCAGCTTGGAGCCGCAGTCACGAAGCGGCCCGTCGTTCATTCCAGCGATTACGCCACCTCTCAGTGGTAGCCCTGGCAATGACAAATACCTGCAAAGCAACGTGTCAGGCGTCGTGTCATGGGCCACAAAGCCCGGCGCATCCCAGATCAGTTATTCGCCCTCTACTCCGGGGAACTGGCCGCTGATCCCGTCTCAAGTGGCTCCGACGATTACGGGCTCCATCGTTGGAAGTGATCTGCTGCTTGCCGCAAATGGACTTTTTGGGAAGGACATCACATGGCAACTTCGTATCGAGCGAGCCTAGTCGCGCTGGCGCTACTTGCAGCGTGCGACATGCCGAGCGGTTCCGACTGCTTGCCAGGTCGTGACGTGTCCGACTGGGTGGCAACCGAGCACTCTCCCGAGTCTATGTCTGTGCCGGTTGTGTCCTGTGGGCGCATGGTCGGGTGGGACGTGAGCATGCCAGCGGGTGACCATCCTTCTGTGATCTGGGGGGTGGAAAAAGCATTTGGTGGTATGGCCGGGGAAAGGATCCGGCTGTCTACTGAGATATCGTCATCTGGACCGGCGGCAATTAGACTTCGCCCATCGCTCGAAAGTGCGACACGGGTGGAATTTGGTTTCGCCGAAATGAATCCAGCCAAAGCAGGCATGGTATCAATTCCTGCCCAAGCGGTACCCACCGCTGGGGGATACCGCAAGATTGGCCTGGTGTTTCCGGTTTCCGGTGCGGGTACGTGGCGCGTGTCTGGAGTCGACTGGTAGCGCCGCGTATACTCCCGTGTGCCTCTTAGGGGAGACTTCGCAAAGCTTGACCGGCTCGTAGCGGCGTTTGCCGCGTTGTCTACTGCTGCAATGCCGCTTACCGCTGCGGCAGCTCGGGCAGCAGAGCAGGTCAGCGCCAAGTCATTCGACCGCGAGGCTGCTCCAACCGGGCGGCGCTGGGCGGCTCTGGCTCCTTCCACGCTTCGAGGCAGACCGCCGGGCAAGAAGCTGGCCGGACTCCTTCCTGCTCGCGTGTGGCAAGTGCTTGGCGCTGGCCGCTTTCGATTGACCAGCCCGAAGGATTACGACCTGTACCACACCACCGGAACCCGCAAGATGCCGCAACGCGAAGACCTCCCCGTAAACCCCGGCGGCATGCTGGTCTACGGAAAAGCCATCCATGCCGAGCTAATGGCAGAGCTTCGCGACGTCTTCAAGGGGCTGCGATGAGCCTCGCGGGGATGGAGTTCAAATACTCGACGCTCGCGAGCATCTGCGAGCTGTTTGCGGGGCACGATCTGATCAAGGGTCGCGGCATCACTGTCTACTTCGGCAAGATGCCGGAAAACTGGAGCGCCGGACTCCCTGTAATCCGCATGGTGCCCACTTCGGATACCTACGAGCGCGGAGGGCTTGGGAAGGCGGTGGATTCAGCGCTCCCAATGAAGCCGGGCGCTCCCTCGGAACTGGTGACAGCTTCTGCCATCTGGACGCGGGGCGCTGGCTTCGACCTGGTGCTGTACCCGTCAGCGATTCAGAACATAGAAGAGCTGATTTCTCTGTCTGCGCTGGCTCTTGAGGATATCGAGGGAGTCAGCGGTAACTACCAAATCGAGAGCGGGCACCACGAGCTGCGCGACCTGTATCAAACAGAGTCCGACTGCTACGTGATGAACTGCCGAATCGTAGAGCCCATTTACAAGCTCCAGCGACGAACTATCGCGGGGGGCATCGACATCACGACGACACCGAGAGGACTCCCATGAGCCTACCGAACAACCCCGCTGTGGTTTCCACGCTTCGACGATCGAAGCAGAGCATCAACCCCCAGGGCTATCACGCTCGCGCTGCGGTGCTTGGTTTCTCCAAGCTCGGAACGCGAGGCCAGCTCTACACGCTGCGCAGCGAAGCGGATCTTGCGCAGTTTGGCAACGGCGAGGGCATCGAAGCTGCCGCAGAAATCGGCTCGCAGGCCGGTTGGCCGGTGAACTTCGTGCCAGTCGAGGGAACCGGGCAAGTTCCGTCGGCAATCACCAAAACTGCGGCAAGCGGCGCGGTTCCCAAGACGCTTTACGGCCAGATTCTGCTGACCGGCGCTGCGAACGGCTCCATGCTGTTTCGTGCGCTCGTAGCCGGTGCGACCCTCACCGTGCAGACCGGCGGCGCGCTAGCCGCTACGGTCAACGGGACGGCGGTGCTGCTGACCATTCCGGCGGCCACCACGGCAACCGCTGTAGACACGTTCTACAACGGCGTGGACCCCGGAGCGACCGCAGCACGCGCCATCTTCAGCGACGCGATCATTGGCACCGGCGCTGGCAACGCTGGCACCACGCTTGTCACCACTTTGGCAGACGCAGGAGGGCTCACCTTCCGCGCGCCGAACAACACCAACACCTATCGCGTCCGTATCCAGATGCCAGGCATCAACCCCACGGCATCGCCCACGGCGGTGTATGCGGGCAACGACTTGACGCTGACCCACGCCACGGACGCGGCGGGTACTCCACTCACCACGGCTGACCAGTTCGCAGCGCTCCCGGCTGTCGCTGGCGGCGTGATCCTGGTCACGTCTGGCGGAACCGGCCTGGCTGGCCCCGCTGCTGCATACAGCACGCTTCAGTACGGCAGCACGGCGGCTATGACCGTCAGCGGCACTGCGCCAGATGACCACTCCATCGTGGTCATCGTGACCCGTGGCGGCACGATTGGAAACACCGGCCTGGCTTTCCAGTGGAGCGCGGACGGCGTATCGTTCTCTTCGGATGTGGCGATCCCGGTTTCCGGGGTCAAGCTGCTGTCTGATGGCGTGCTGAACACCGGGCTGACTGTGACCTTCACCGGCGTGCTCGAAGTCGGAGACAAGTGGACCTTCACGGCGGCGCGTCCAGTGGTAGCGGCTGCCGACATCCTGGCTGCGGTCGATGCGGTCTGCGCGGCAACTTCCTACAAACTCGGATTCCTGCTGCCGATGTTTCCGTGTGACAAGACCAACGCGGCGATCATTGACGCCAAGCTGCAAGCGGCCTACCAGAACATGCGCCTGCGCGCTGTCGTCAACGTCCGCGACTTCAACAACGCGGAGACTCGAGCGCAGTTTGAGGCCGCGATTGGAAACGACTTCGTTGGCTTTGTCTCTGCTCACGGGCTTGTGCGTGTCTGCGCCGGTCACTACAGCTCGCGCAGCACCTACACGGGCCGCATCTACCGCCGCCCGATTTCGATGAGCTGGGCTGGCCGTCGGTGCGCCATCGCAGTTCACCAAGACCCGATGGAAAAAGAGCTGGGACAGCTTCCCAACCTCCAATTCGTCAAGGATGCGTCGGGAGTCGTGACCAATCCTGGCATCTACTACGATGCGTTTCCCAATGGTGCGCTTCCGTCGCAGCGGTTTATCTGTCTGCGGACGTGGCCGGGCGAAGAAGGAGCGTTCTACGTCAACACGAGCCCGACCATGGGCGATGCGTCGGACGTGGGCTACTCACTGGTGCCCTACAGCGACTTTGTGATCGAGTGCGACCGCATTGCCGCCGCAGAGCTGACCGAGGCGACGATCGGAAAGTCATTCCGAGCAATACCACGACCGGAGAACGACCTGATTCCCGCAGGTGCCATCGACGTGCGCGACTGCAATGCGCTCGACGCTCGAATCAACACGGCGCTCAAGGCGTATATGTACGGCGTCAAGACCGACGGCAACGTGTCAGCTAGTGACATGCCGCCGGGTGAGAAGCCGTACCGGACCCGGCGGGACTATAGCTACTCCAGCTTGAACCCCGCGATCGTCAAGGGTCGCCTCGGGATCTACCTTCGGGCGATTACAATTTACGTCGAGCTGGACGTTCAGCCCGTGCTCCCTGGTTAACCAGAGAAGGATCGGTAAAGACCAATGAAAATCGCTGGTTATACGTTCGATTACACGACGGTGAACGTCGGAATCCCCGGTGTTCCAAACGAGCGGGTGAACGAGGAACTTTCGGGCATCAGCTCGGATGTGAGCACGGAAGGCCGAGAGGTCTATCACGGCTCAAATCGCGAAGGGTCCGGCATCAATGACGGCCTGATCAAGCGCAGCGGCAAATTGTCGATGACGCTCGAACTCCTGAACGAGATCGTGGAAAGCAACTACTTCCAAGACGGTCTCGACATGGCCCCACCGTTCGACATGTCGATTACGTGCAAGGCCAACATCGCGCCGTACAACTCGATCGAAATCGTGCTCGAGAAAGTCCGGCTGGAGCAACCGCCGTTCGACTGGAAGAAAGGCAGCAGCGCACTCGAGATCGAGGTCGCATATAAGTGCTTGCGCCGGACGATGGACGGGAGGCCGTTCTGATGTCTGACAAGACCCGCGAGAAGCTGGCCGAGCTGCTGGCCGCTGCGCAACTCGAGCACCCAGGCGCAGAAGGATTCGCGCTTGGCGATGCCGCCGTGATCATGCGGCGTCCTACGCTCGCAGAGCACATGGCATGCGCTGCGGTGGTCGAGAAACAGCAAACTGGCTACCTCTTCAAAGACCCAGAGAAGGTCAGACGACCAGTCTTGTCGCTGGTCGTGAGTGGAGAGGATGCGGCTCGGGCCGAGCTGGCCGAGCGACCGCAGTTCGTGGTCGACCTTTATAACTTAGAGGTCGAGCTATCCGGGGCAGGTGACGTAGAAATCGAAGATGCCCCGGATCTGCTCGCGGACCATCCCAAGGCGGCGCAGTGCTTCGGGTTCATGATCTGCGATGTGCCGGTCATCGTGCGAAAGGTGGATGGGTTCGACTGGAACCGCCACCGCGCAAACCTCGCCAAGATGGACACTGCATGCGAGGCCGTTGCACAGCTCGCGATCGACCAGCTTATGGAGGCCCCAGACAAAGAGGGCAACCGCCCGAAGTGGGACGCGCTGGTCAGCCGATACCCAGCGGCTGTCATTGAGCTGGGCAGCGAGCTACAGCGGCGCACCAAGAGCCGCGCCGAGCGCATCCGGGGAAAGTAATCAGCGCCGCGTCGGCTGCGGTCCGCGACCCCATAAAGGCCGGTCCGCTGCTGCTGGCGGTGCTGCACAACCCCAAGAGCTGGCGCGCTCGCGCTGGCGCAATCTGGCTGTCGTCCATCCTAAACGCCCAAGTTTCCGTCAAGGACTCCTAACCCATGTCCTTTTCCTTCGACTTCCTCCTCAATGTTGAAAAGCTGACACGTCCGGCCCGCGAGGCCATGGAGGCAATCCATGGCGTATCGACCGAGCTGAAGGAAGCTCGGAAGAACCTGGACGCGCTCGAGTCTGGGCTTGGCAAAGGCCGGGGAGGGTGGTCGGGCGTTGCGCGAGCTGCGCGGGAAGCTGGAGCGGCCACCGGAAGCCAGTCCACGAACCTGCGAAAGATCGCCGACGACTGGCAGAAGATGGCCGACAAGGCCGAGAAGGCCGAGCAGAAGAAGACCGCAGCGGCAGAGCGGGAATCGGCCAAGCGCGAGCGGATCGCATTGCGAGAGGCAATGGCTCAGGACAAGGCCGCCCAGCGCGCAGCGGCAGCCGAGGAACGGGCGGCGAAACGAGCTCTGAAGGAAGCGGAACGCGCAGCGGCAGCCGAGGAACGGGCGGCGAAACGAGCTCTGAAGGAAGCGGAACGCGCAGCCAAGAAACGCAAGAAGGCGGAAGACGAGGCGGCGCGGTCGCCGATCTTTGGCGGTTATCGAAGCGTGTCGGAGCTGATGCGCGAGACGGCATCGCAGAAGATGACCGGCATGACTCGCGGCCTTGCTGGGAAGGCGCTTGGCGCTCCAGCCTCGCTTGCGATGGGCGCTGTCGGGTTAGCCGGTGACGCGATCAGCTTCGGCGCAGACCTCGTCAGCTACAC